AGCTTGGAAGGCTGGCAAGCCGCCAGTGCGATTGACATCTGTGCCAGCCAGTTGCGCATGGCGCAAGGCCGCGTGGTGGGGCTCGATCTCAATGCCTGGATGCTGGCCTGCGAGTGCACCGGGTTGGACAAAGCCACCGCGATCGATCTGTTTCCAGCGGTCGAGGCGGGCCTGATGAACACCCTGCAACAAGACACATAGACCCACGATTCTCCCGATATCGGATTTCTTCTTCCCATGGCCGAACGCAACCTCTCCATCCGCTTGTCCGTGGTCGACGGCGGCAAGGTCAAAGCCGAACTGTCCGAGATTGGTGAAAAGGGGGAGCGCTCGCTTAAGAAAATCGAGGCGGCGGCCACGCCAGCGTCCGGTGGTCTGAAACTGCTGTCGTCTGCCGCCAACGATGCCAAGTTCCAACTGCAGGCCGCCACTGACCGGCTCGGCGTGCTTGGCTCGGTCCTGGGCAAACTCGGCCCCGCCGGTTTGATGGCCGGTGCCAGCATTGCCGCCTTGGGTGTGGGCATCACTGCCCTGGTCATGCCCGTGGCCCGTGTGGGCGATGAGTTCTTCAAGCTCTCGCAAAAGACCGGTGTCTCGGTTGAAGCGCTCACGGCGCTCGACTACGCCGCCAAGCTCTCGGACGTCAGCACCGAAGGACTGACCAAGGGGCTGCAGCGCCTGTCTGTCGCGTTGTTTGACAGTCGCTTCGAGGGCGCCGAAGGCAGCAAGGCCTTGCAGGCGCTGGGTGTGGCGGCCACCGACGCCCATGGGCAGATCCGGCCAACCGAGCAGGTCTTGCTGGACCTGGCCGAAAAATTCGCCGCCATGCCCGACGGCGCGGACAAGGCGGCCTTGGCCATCAAGCTCTTTGGCCGAGAGGGGCTCAACCTGATCCCCTTCCTCAACCAGGGGCGAGAGGGCATCACCGCGCTGATGGAAGAAGCCCAGCGCCTGGGCCTGGTGATGTCAGAAGACGTGGCACGCGCATCGGAAGTCTTCAACGACAACCTCACGCGTCTCTCGGCCATCTTCGAGGGCGTGCAGCGCCAGATCGGCGCGGCCGTCATTCCGGTGCTGGCCGACTTCACCGAGCAGGTGATCCTGGCGCAGACCGAGACCGGCAGCTTCAGCAACGAGCTGCAGCGCATCACGTCCAACCGGGAGGCCACGCTGGCGTTTCTGGAGTCTGTCGCTTCCGGTCTGGCCTTCATCGCCGAGTCGGCGGTGCTCTTGAAGCGTGTGATCGCCCAACCCTTTGACAGCCTGTCGGTGGTGGGCAAGGACATCGAGACCTGGTTCAAGACCGAACTGCTGACCTTCTACAAGAACTATGGGTTCGATGCACAGGCCATCGATGCCGAAATCGCCAAACTGCAAACGGCACGTGACGACTATGTGCGTGCCGCCAACGACCGGCTCTTCAATATCAACCAGAACCCGGGCTATACCGACCGGGTTGCCAAGTTCTTTGACGAGCAGCGCCGCACGGTGCGCGTCATGGGCCAGCGGTTCGTGCTCGACACCGAAGCGCAGGCCCGGGAAGTTCAGGCCATCTACGACCGCTTCCTGCCGACCCTGCCCCGTGCGCCCCGGCCACCCGCCAATCTGGACCTCAGCGCCTTTGCCAGGCCGACTGCTGCCGCCAAACCTGATGAGGGCGAGGCCTTCCTCAACCAGCTGCGCACCCGGCTCTTGCGCACCCAGGAAGGCGAATCGGCCGAGCTGCGTGCGCGTGCCTTGCAGATCGAGGCCAAGGGCTACCAGGGGGTGGCGGCGCAAGCCGAGCAGTACATCCAGGTGCTCGAAGCCATTGAGCGGCAGAAAGCCGCCAACCAGGCCTTCGACGCTTACGAAAAAGAAGAAGCGGCCGCCCGCAAGATCACCGAAGGGCTGATCGGCGGCAACCGTCAGCGCATCGAGGCCTTGCAGCTGCAGCGCGAAATGCTGGATCTGTCAGCGAGCGAACGTGCCGTCCTGCAAGCCCGCACCGAACTGGAAAAATCCGCCACCGCCGCGCGCAAGGAAGCCAGCCAGATCCAGGACGCCGATCTGCGTGCCCAGGCCGTCGAGGCCATCAACGACTCCCTGGCGCGTCAGCTGCCCATTGTGGAGAACCTCATTCGGGCCAACGCCGAGTACCAGCGCAGCACCGAGTTCGGGGCCAAGGCGGCATTGCGCACCTATATCGAGGACGCCACCAACGCCGCCAAGCAGGCCGAACGCGCTGTGACCGGTGCGTTCAAGTCCATGGAGGACGCGCTCACCCAGTTTGTGATGACCGGCAAGCTGGACTTCAACAGCCTGGCCAACTCCATCATCAGCGACCTGATCCGCATCCAGATCCAGCGCGCCATCACCTTGCCGTTGGCGAACTTTGCGATGAGCCTGTTTGCGCCGGCGGCCGGTGCGGCATTGCCTCTGGGCTCAGGTGACCTGATGGGCGTGAACGCCAATATCGCGCACAGCGGGGGGCTCTTGGGTGCCGATGGCCTGCCATCGCGTCAGGTGAGTGCCACCCTGTTCGCCGGTGCGCGCCGTTTCCACACCGGCGGCCTGGTGTCGGGTGAAGTGCCGATCATCGCCCGACAGGGGGAGGCCGTCTTTACGCCGGGGCAATTGCGGGCACTGGGTGGTGCAGGCGCCACCAAACCCCAGGTGAATGTGGAAGTGAATGTGATCAACCGCGCCAGTGGGGTTGAAACCCGCGTCGAGCAGCAACAGCAGCCCGATGGCAGCACGCGGCTCGATGTCATCGTAGAACAGATGGAAGCGCGCATGGCCCGGTCGATCTCGCAGGGTTCCGGCCTGGCGCCTACGCTGGAGCGTCGCTACGGACTCAATCCTGCAGCCGGAGCCATGCGATGAGGAGGTGTAGATGAACATCGCCTGGCCCACAACGCTGCCGCTGCCCTCGGTCGAAGGCTATGGCCTCACGCCGCAAGAAGCCGTGCTGCGCACCGGCATGGAATCGGGCCCGGCGCGCCAGCGACGTCGCTTTCGGCAAACGCCCACGCGCATCACCGTGCGCTGGCTGTTCAGCGAATTCGAGTTTGCCCTGTTCGAGGCTTGGTACAAGTACCACGCCGATGAGGGTGGGCAGTGGTTCGAAATCACCTTGCTCGGCGGCCTGGGCCTCTTGCCGCACGAAGCCCGTTTCACCCGCCAGTTCGAAGCCCAGCTGCGTTCGGCCCGGCGCTGGGACGTCAAGGGCGAGCTGGAAATCCGCGAGCGGCCCACGCTCGACGAGGGCGCGCTCAACCTGATGCTGGAGCTCTCCGCCGACGACCTCTTTGCCATGGGCAGCGAGCTGCACCAACTGGTGCACGGCACTCTGCCGGTTCGCTGGCCGGCCTAGCAATTCCTGATTCATCCACTCATCGCATACACGGAACAACTTCTATGAGTCTGCAAACCGATTTGCATCAAGCGGTCGCGCAGGTCACGGCCGACAGTGCCTTGTTGAACACCATCGTGCACGGCACCGCCGCGCAGACCGTGACCACTGAGGGTGGTGCGGTTGCGACGGTGGCCAAGCTGCTGGCGGATGCCGATACCCGCATCAACCTCGCCGCTGACGGCCTGCTGGCCCAGAGCCAGGCCGCCGCGCAAGACGCGCTCACCTCGGCCGAACTCGCCGCCAGCGAAGCCGACCGTGCCCAAGCCTCGGCCGACCAAGGCGTGGCGGACACCACTGCCGTGCTCCATCAGGTGCAGTCCAGCGGCAACCAGATCCTGGTGGACGCTGAAGCCGTGCTGCAGCAGGTCATCGCCCGGGTGCTCGCAGTGGGACTGCCGGACTCCTTGATTGGCGCACGCGGGATGCTGCTGAAGGTCAAGGTCGATGAATCCGGCTACGAGCTGGTCCACACCGCGGCTTTGCCTCGCTTCTATGGTTTCGCGCTTTCCAGCGACGGATCTGAACTGCTGGTGACGGAGGGACGAGATGCCAACTTCAATGCGCAAGACTTCCTGGCTTGGACTCTGGCCGAAGGGGTGACCTTTGCCCTCCATCAAAACGCCCTGGAGGTGCAACTGTGAACCTGGATATATCGGCGCTGGGCTACCGCTGGTGCGGCCTCTACTCGCCCTACCTGGGCTATCGGGATGGGGATGTGGTCTTCAAGGAGGGCGGTGCCTGGGTGATCCGCCATGGCCAGCCGCAACCCTTTGCGCTGGGCCAGCAGGATGCGGTGCTCAAAGGTCATCTGCTGACCGGTGGCATCTCCGTGGGCGGCATCGGCAGCATGGTGCTGCACGCGAATGGCGCAAATGGGGTGGATGGTGTGGAATTCCGCTTCATGGCCGATCGCAACGGCACGGTGGCCACGGCGCTGATGAACACCGACCGCGCGGCGGCCGACTACCACAGCGCCAACTTCTTCATGGCCGCGCTCATGAACGACGGCTCCGTGCGTGCCTGGGGCCGGGCGCTCACCGGCCAGCAGGGCACCGGCAACACCGGTGACATCAGCCGCACCTTCCCCGCGCGGGTGGCATTTCCACCCGGCACGCCTCGCCTCACGTCCATCACCTGCATGTGGGACGAGACTTTCTTTATCGATGCCAGTGGCGGCTTGTGGCACGCCGGGGCCAACAGCGACGGGGGCTCGCCCACGGCCACCGCCAATCCGGTGCCTCGACGCGTCAATGGGGTGGGCCAGTTGCCGGCCGCCGCCGTGGTCAAGCGGGTCTTCACCGGGCACGACTGGTACGGCTATCGCATGTTCGCTTGCCTGGATGACGCCGGCCGCGTCTATGTCTGGGGCAACAACCGCTATGGCAGCCTGGGACTCGGGCACAGCACCACCGTCTCCACGCCCACGCTCGTGCCGTTCACGCTCGACACCCCGATCCGCGAGGTCTTTCTGTCGGGCGGCTTTCATGCTGCGAGCTACCTGGTGGACACCCTGGGCCGATTGTGGGTGGCCGGCGAAGCCAACGCCTGTGGCTTTGGCAGCGACCAATCTGTCCACCGCCTGCTCATACCTTGGGGCAGCGACAAGCGCGTCAAAAAAGTCTTCTGCTCCGAGTCCGACGGGCATTGGGTCGCGGGCGCCCAGTACTACCGCGCCTACGGCGTGGTGCTCGAAGACGGATCACTCTACCGCTGGGGGCATGACAGCGGTCAGGTCGGTGGCAGCTGGGGCACGGGTTTCACAGGCGATATCTGGACCGGTCACGCGCTGTTTCCGTACAAGGTGCTCGACGGCGTGACCGATGCCTACGCCATCTCCGGCGGTTATGGCCGGACGCTCGCGCTCATGCAAGACGGCACAGTGCGCCACACCGGGTACAACGGCTACAGCATTGGCGGCAGCAGTGACCGCACCACCTGGGCCACCATCGGTGGCGACTTCCTCACCCAAGTCACGAAGCTGCGCCTGTACGGCAGCAGCTATGGGTCGTCTGCCATGGCACTGCGCGCGGATGGCAAGGCCGTGGGCTGGGGCATGGGGGCGTCCGGGCAGTGCGGCCACGGGTATGCCGACACGTCTAACGCCCCCTTGCGCTTCGTGCTCATCGACCGGCCCATCGTCGACTTCTCCCGCTCCGGGACGATGGGCTGCGGCGAGGGTGGCGAGTACCACAACGGCGCCTACCACTTCCTCACGGTCGATGGTCAGGTGATGAGCACTGGCAACGGCAGCCATGCGCAAACGGGCGATGACGACCACGACCACCGCTACGCGCCGTCGCCCATCCTGTTCTGAATCCCACCGATTTCAATCTCCACTCTTCAAGGACTGTTCATGGGAACCGTTTCTCTGGGCAAGATTGCCTTTACCTGGCGCGGCGCGTATGACGCCAGCGCCACCTACGCCCGCCAGGACGTGGTCGGCCACCACGGCGACAGCTTTGTGTGTCTCGCGGACGCCACCACGGGCGTGGCGCCGCACGCCAGCTCGCCGGCCTGGGATCTGTTTGCCCAGGGCACGCAAGGGGTCTCGAATCTGCCGGGCGAGGTCATCTACTTCGATGGCAACCAGCTGGTCGCCTTGCCCGCAGGTCAATCCGGGCAGGTGCTCACCATCGGCGCGCAGGGTGTGCCGGTCTGGGCGACACCCGATGTGCGCTCCGGCACCAAGGCACTGAAGTTGCCCGAAAACGCCAGCAACACGCAACCCAACAGTTACCGCCAGTTCGGTCTGATCATGACCGATGGCAGCATCCGGGCCTGGGGGCGCAACGCCAACTTCAAGCTGGGGGACGGCACCACCTTCGCGCGCTCCTACCCGGCACGCACGGCGTTCCCGCCGGGTTTCCCAGGGGCGGACAAGCTTTATTACAGCCACGATACCAACGGCTACTGCATCGACAAGAACGGTCAGCTCTGGGGTTGGGGGTTCAATGGCTATGGCCAGCTCGGTACCGGCAACACGGCCAATCAGCAGGTGCCGTACAACATGAGCGCCAATGCCAGTAACTCAATCGCTGGCAAAACCGTGGTGCAGCTGGCGCAAAACTGTGGCGTCGAGGGGTTCAACAGCACCCTGGTGCTGTGCAGCGACGGCACGGTGCACGCCTGCGGCTACAACGCCCATGGCCAGCTGGGCTTGGGTGATGTGACCCAGCGCAACAACTTTGTGCAGTTGCCGGTGCTCTCAGGTATTACCCAGATCGCTGCCGGGCGTGAGCGCTACACGGCTTACTACGCCGTCAAAAACGACGGCACCCTGTACTCGTGGGGTTACAACGCCAACGGCCAGCTGGGCGACGGCACCACCAACCAGGCCAACGTCGCCATGCCGCGTGCCGGGGGCAGTCTCACCGGCAAAACCATCGTCAAAGTGTTCGGGGCTTACGTGCACGCCTTTGCCTTGGACAGCACCGGTGCCCTGCATGCCTGGGGCACCAACGACTTTGGGCAACTCGGCAATGGCAATCTCGCCAACCAGTTCACCCCGGTGCAGGTGGCGACCAATGTCTTGGATGTCTACGCCGGCAGCCACGATCAACCGCTCACCTATCTCAAAAAAACCGACAAGACCTTGTGGGCCTGCGGTGCGGGGGCGTACTGGGGCAACGCCAACGGCAGCAACAGCGGCAACTTTGTGCAAGTGCCGGTGGGCAATACCGTGGTCAAGGCTGTGCATGGCGGCACCGGTTCCTTCAACTACGGCGCTGCCTTGATGGAGGATGGAACGGTCTACGCCTGGGGCTACAACGGCAACGGGGCGCTGGGACTGGGGGATGCCACCAACCGCAGCAGTGTGGAACTGGTGCGCATTGCACAGCGCCGCGTGGTCGACATCTCATCCTACGGCTCGAGTTCCGAGCAGGGCCTGGTGTTTCTGCTCGACGATGGCCAGGTGCTGGCCAGTGGTTATGCCGGTGAAGCGCAGTTGCCCGAGGACGACAGCGAAACCAGCTACGTGCCTTACCCCGTCATCCTGTGAGCGGTGATCTCTGATGCCCAACGCTGCATTATCAGAAGCCATCAAGGAGGCCTACGCCAGCGCTCCCTCTGAACAGATCATCCTGCATACGCTGGAATTGCGCCATCCGTCCTTCGTCGACGACGCAGGTCAGTTGGTGGCCATTCGGGTGGTGCGCGACACGGGTGATCTGTGGGCCAGACTGGAATCGCAAGCCCCGCTGCAAGCCGGCGAGCGCGTGCAATTCGTGGCCATGGGCTTTGAGCTGGATTTGCCGCCCGTGGACACCATGCCTGTGCCGGAAATCACCGTGACGCTCGACAACGTTTCGCGAGAAATCGTGCGCCACCTGGACGCGGCGGCCGAGTCGCAGTCGGTGATCGAGGTGACCTATCGGCCTTACCTCTCGACCGATCTGGAAGGGCCACAGATGGACCCACCCATCCACTTGGTGCTCACGGAAGTGGAGGCTGACATCTTTCGGGTGACGGGTCGGGCGCGCATGCTGGATGTGGGCAACAAGGCTTTCCCCGGCATCAGCTATACCGCCAAGACCTTCCCGGGCTTGACCCGATGAGCCCCACACCCCATTGGGCGGCCGAGTACATCGGTCGGCCCTGGCACGCCGGTGCACGTGGCCCGAACGCGTTCGATTGCTGGGGGCTGTTCCTTGCCATTCAGCGCGAGCACTTTGGCCGAGACCTGCCCGAAATCCCGGTGGACGCCAACGACCTGCGCACCGTGGTCAGCACCTTCCGCGACCACCCCGAGCGGCAACGCTGGGCAGTGGTGGCGCAACCCTCCGAAGGAGATGCTGTGCTGCTGCGCCAGTCCCGCCACCCGGTGCATGTCGGCGTGTGGCTGTCCGTCGACGGCGGTGGTGTGCTCCACGCGGTCAAGGACGCAGGCGTCGTGTTCCAGAAGCTGCCGGAACTCCTGCTGCACGGCTGGCGGGTCGAGGGCTATTACCGATTTGTGGAGTCGTCGTGAGCGAAGCCAACCAGAGCGCGGTGATTCTGCTGCGCAACCCCTTCCAGCCCACCCAGCGCGAAGTGATGGTGGCCCACCCCGGCCAGACCATCCGCCAGTGGCTGGACAACCAGGGCATTGCCGAGTTCGACCAACCCACCGTCTGCATCAAGAACGGCGCGCCCGTGTTGCGTGCCGATTGGGCAGTCACACCGATCGATGGTGTGGTGCTCTTCATCTCCCTGCCGCAGGGCGGGGGAGGTGGAGGCGGTGGCAAGAACCCGTTGCGCACGGTCCTGATGATCGCGGTGATGGTGGTCGCCACCGTCTATGGCGGCCCCTTGGGCGCGAGCCTGGGCTTTAGCGGCAACCTGGCCACAGCCGTTGGTTCGGCCATCATCATGACGGCAGGCTCTGCTCTGGTCAGCGCTCTGGTGCCGCTGCCCACGCCCAACATGCCGTCCTTTGCCGGCTCGGGCGGGGGTCTGGCGCAGCCGTCGCCCACCTACAGCCTGCAAGGCCAGGGCAACTATGCGCGGCTGGCCCAACCCATACCGGTCGTCTACGGCCGCCATCTGGTCTATCCGGACTTGGCCGCAACCCCCTATGGCGAATATCAGGGCAATGAACAGTTCCTGCACCAACTGCATTGTATCGGCCTGGGCGAATACGACATCGAGCAGATTCGCATCGAGGACACGCCGATTGCCTCGTTTGAGGAAGTGACCTACCAGATCGTGCCACCGGGCAGCGCGGTCACGCTCTTCAACCCGGATGTAGTGACCGCGCCAGAGGTCGCCGGGCAGGAACTGCTGGCTGGCACCTGGACCGGGGGCTTTGCCATCAATCCGGCCGACAGTGAGGTCACGCACATCGGCATCGACATCCTGCTGCCGCGCGGGCTGTATTACGCCAATGACGCCGGCGGCCTGGACAGCCGCAGTGCCAGTTGGAAGGTCGAAGCTCGGGCCATCGATGCCGAGGGCGATGCGCTGGCCGACTGGTTCACGCTGGGC